TTGAGAGCTTTTGTCAGGTGATGGACCAGTGCACCGAGAATTACGAGTGTCTCGTTATCAATAATAATGCGAAATCGAACAAATTACAAGACCAGATATTCTGGTATAAGGCACAGCAGCATGGTCCATTCAAGCTCGGCAGTAAGGAATTCTGGGAAATATCGAAAAATCTCGGTTCTGATGACGAAGGAGAGCAGTCGTATGACCCTAATGCTGCGAAAAATAGCAAAGGACCGAAGATTAACGTAAAGAAGAGTAAGTGGTGATGGAAAGTTGCTCTTCGTAACAACTGTATTTCTTGATTATGATTTATACACCTTATTTATATCTTCATATGGAACGTAATAGTAATCTATTATAACTTTGTATTCCATAATAAAAAATTGAACTATATTATATTACTGGTTGAACTAGTATTATTGAAAGATATGGAACTAAGTAAATTATCAAAGGCGGCACTTCTGATAAGATGTCAAGAACTAGGAATCGCCAATTGTAAATCCAGGAATAAAAACGAATTGATCGAATTAGTTGCTACACATGTTCAAGAAGACAACCCACATGTAAATAGTATAGATATTCAAAACGACGGTGACGACCATGACCATGACCACGACCATGACAACGACGAATTAACGAGTATTACCAAATGCGATATATTTACACCAGACGACATATCCATGATTATGGCAACAAGGTTGTCACATCGTGGTAAATTATTGGAACCTTGTGTTGGAACCGGAAACTTATTAAAACATATAAACGTTCAAAATTATGAGAGAATTGATGTATATGAAATAAAAGCGCAATACATGAGTCAAATTAGTGATCATGTAAAATTAAATAAGTTCAATTGTGATTTCTTGAAAAAAAAAATAGACGAAAAATATGAAAATATTATACTTAATCCACCCTACATAAAAATCCAAGAGTTACCTGTTCAATATAGAGAATTCATAACTTCTAATTTCGAGTTGTTGAATAAGGGCTCAATCGATATTTATTATGCGTTCATAATTAGATGTGTATCATTATTGGCAGACGATGGTGTTATGGTTAGCATTACACCGAACTCATATTTATATACCAAGACAGCTTATGAATTAAGAAAATATCTATTCGATAACCGATTGATCAAAGAAATTATAGATTTCAAAGAAAAAAAGGTATTCAGTAACGCTTCTGTATATTGTTGTATAACTGTTTTCGACAAGACACCAAAAACAAACCTAGTCTATAATGGTAATATTATTCCATATGAAAGTATTGTAACAAATTACTCTTTGTTCAATTTGAATTCATCAGAGAAAACGCTCAAAAATATTTGTAAGATCAGAAATGGAATAGCAACATTAAGAGATAAAGTATTCATCAAAAAGGACAAGTTATTTGACGAACCATGTTGGAAACAGATCACAAACGGACCGAATGTAAATTATATAATATATCCATATAGAGACGATAAAATAATCCCCGAAGTTGAATTTAAAGATGAAAACCCTCTTACATTTCAATATTTATTAGAAAACAAAGAAGAATTATCGAAACGAGATAAAGGCAATAAAAGTTATCCGGCATGGTATGCTTATGGTAGAAGTCAGTCAATACGATATTCAAGTAAGAAGTGTGTTTATATACCATGCTTTCTTGAACCAAGCACAATACCCGCAAATTTATTCGAGTATGAAAATATGTTACATAGTAGTTGTTTATGCTTAGAACCAAATGACGAAAATGACATAGACTTGATAAAAAATATAATAATTTCAAATATTGATTATATTAAAAATAATAGTTCAAAACGTTCTGCTGGGTGGATCAATCTTTCAAGCAGCGTGTTGAATGACTTGCCGCTACTACTAACATAACAAGTGTTCTAATATAACAGATAACTTGCGGAAAGGTGTATTCGCATCAAACCCTACGATATTTGGTGCTTTGTCATATTGGTCATTTATATTGTTATCATGTTCAACTACCATAATATAATTAATTAGGTCATACGCAATATGTTTTGTCATCAGTATGTTATATATTCTTATATCATCAAACGTTATCGTCTCGAACGTTTTGATTTTTTTATTGTTATTTAGATATGGTGTTTTGTTCATAAAGATATTTATCGGAATTATATGTAGATTTTCATCATTTGCCCACCGTAGATGCTGTAATTCGCCAGTTAAATTTTCCCAAGAATTGTTTTTATTTTGCTTGTAATTCGATGATATTATTTTAACAGGAAACACAATATATGGGATATTATTTTTCAATACAACAATATCGCATCTTTTTGATCCAGATGAATTTGTTGATGCCACTTTATATTCTAACTCAACACGATATTCCGGTTTATCGCGAATCAATTGTAATATTTTGTTTTTTATAAATCCGTGAAAATGGTTAACCTTTGAAGCACTTCTTGCTCCATGTTCCATGTATAAATGATATGTTTCGGTGATTGTATTGATAAATTCATCGACATCAGCATCGACATCAGCGGGAGCGACAGCATCAGCGAGTGGAGCAATAACATGATCTAATACGAGTTCAGAAGTAGTGTCCATTTGGTAAAGATAGAACTTATAATAAATATATGAATGGACTTCAATTTTTTATTATAAGTATTATACTCTAATTTTTCCGTATATTTATTCATTCTTTGCGTGCGTATCCACCGCAGCACCTGACGATGACAAGCGCGACAATCCGTGGTCATTCTTCTTATCCATGACAACATCTTCACTCTCGAACAACTCCTTGCGCATTTCTTCCACGGTCATCGAAAGAGACGACGTTTCATCGCTGTTATTCCAAATACCGCCACCCACGCTGCTTCCATCTGATTTTGTGGCGTCCATCTCTCGCGGTTTTGCGTCCACCAACGTCTCGCCATCATTCGCCAACATCTGTGTAAGCTTATTACCGCTCTCCTTCGCCAACTTGATATTCTCCTGAATCGCCTTCGCCTTTGTCTCCTTGACACGCTTATCAAACTCTGTCTTTGCCTGCTCCTCGTTCTTCTTCTTCTCAGCCATCAACTGGTTCAAGGTCTCCTCCATGTATTCAACCCGCCCGGTCTTATACGCATCAGGATGAAACGGCACCCACATACCCACCGGACCAACAAACACGTCATGGTTTGGATCTACCTCACGCAACATCTGACACCGCAATTCTGCCTCTTTCTGTGTACTAAATACACCGCGGACCTTCAAACCACGCACAGATGTTTGGAAGTTATGCTTTTCGTTGAACTCGTTATCAAGGTCATCTTCGTGTTTATCCAAAAATGTCTTGTATTCGTCATAGATGTTTGTTTTTTGAAGGATCTCCTTCTCTTCTTTAGCAAATTCTTGAAAATCAGCCGACATCTTGTCAAAACTGACATGATACTTAAATGAGACAAAATTCAGGAACTGAATAAACTTCTCCATCGACTTTTGGTAGTCCCAATAATGAAGAAACTTCTCAAAAAAGAAATGATCCTTCTGTTTCAAAATGTGTTCCGGTGAAACAAAAGAAAGACATGCGAATTTTTGTCCAGCAATCGGCTTATCCTCTTCAAGAAGATCGATGTATTTAGGATTTACATCACCGGTATTAGTATGTTTGAGTTCGACGCCAGATGGGGGGTGTGAATGCGATGACATTTTCCGACAGCAAGGAATTATAATATAGTATGACATAGTTGTTTAAGTGATTTAACGCATTATATTGTTCGTTTATGTAAATTCATCGCCATCGCGAATATTAATTTCTTATCAGTATTTATAATAAATCATCCAAATGTCCGGTGTTTTTGATTTAGGCGAACTCGTCAAGAGAACCATTAAGTATTTGGTCGAAGGTGTCATGGTTGCCATCGCCGCTTACGCCATCCCTAAACGCAGCCTTTCTTTTGATGAGGTCGCGTTGATCGCTCTTACCGCTGCTGCTACATTCAGCATTCTGGATACCTACGTCCCCAGCCTTGCTGTTTCTGCGAGAACCGGTGCTGGCTTCGGTATCGGTGCCAACCTCGTCGGATTCCCCACCCCCCTTCGCGTATAAATAACCACAAAAGAAAATAATGTGTAATGCTTTACTACGCACGATATAATATATGTTTCAAGTAATATATATTATAAGAATGATTGTAATACCCGAATGGAATGAATTTCGGAAATGGGTCGGCATGCCTCCACCTAAAAAAGAAAGTGGTGCTGTAACAGAATTACGCGAAAGATTTAGTAACTATCATTACACGATTGTTGAACGAGATCCCGACAATTTTCGCATCTTTGTCGCATTATTGATTACCTATATTATTGTTCTTCTCGTCCAACCCACCCGATACTACTGGTGGTATCCGTCATTTAATCTCTCGATACCCGGAATCGGAAAAGCATTTCCAGAGAGCCGCGGAGAGGTAAATATAGTTATCACCGAATACATTATGAAGCGTATGCCAAGTGATGTCGCATTTTTTCGTATAACCGACATGAATCCCGCAGCTGCTTTTACAAGTGTAATCAAATCTGACGAAATGACGATGGAAGAAATGGACAAGATCATGACGGGTCCTCGTGTGATGTTTGTGACTAAAATGTTGAAATGGAAATATAATCGTGCTCGCCCCGCACAAATTGCGCCGGAACTCATCAACGAAAAAAACGGGACGCTGCTTCATTCCGACTCCGCAGCAACGCCAGCCTATCCATCAGGTCACGCTGTTCAAGCCTATTATTTAGCGAAAATACTCGCTCGACGATTTCCTTCGAAAACACAGGCAGTCATGGAAATTGCGACAAAATGCGCGAATATTCGTATTATGGCGGGTCATCATTATCCGAGTGATCGTGATTTCGGGTGGTGGGTGGTTGATAGGTATTTAACGGATGATTGATTACGAACGTTGCGGTGGCGGCCTTTTTTTCACTAAGTCGGTCATCATTTTTTCATAATTTACATCTTGTTTTTCGATGTCGCTATATCCTGGACGCTGAATTACACAAATCGGTGTAATTAAATACCATCGGTGTTCGCGTTGAAGACGCTTCCAATACATATCACACGCAAATGTCGGTGTATTCGCCGGATTTGCGCTAAGACCAGCTAGCGCTTCTTCGAAATTCTGAATCAACGTATCATAATATCTACTACACACAAGATAAGCTGTCGCAACTTGACAATTCGCAACACGAAAACAATCTGGTGCCTCTATTTTAAATGGCGGAAAATTATTACCTGACAATAAAAGAACATCCCATGCGTCATGAAACCGTGAAAGAAACGAATTCACCTGATGAACCAGTATTTCGGGATGAATAAAATACGCGTCATCTTCGAAAATCAGCACATGATCCCAACCATTATTTTTTGCGATGCGCAAACATTCAAGATGACTTTTGGAACAACCGATTGCGCCATGTTCATGATGGATAGCAGAGAAACGCGCAACCGGATAGAATGAATAGTCAGCTGGATCACGTGAATGAAGTTCTTCTATATGTTTCTCGAATATCATACGACGGTCTGTGCGAATATCTAGATTGATAAAAATCGCATTTTTAATATCAGAAAAACGACGCAACATAATGGAATGAAATGGAATAGAATGGAATAGAATTGATGATACATAGTTATTATGTATTTTATTTATTTGACTTTTATGAAAATAAGTGGGTTATAACTTAAAGTTTCGTCGTATATATTCTTTATAATACTACGAAATGATTACAGTAAATATCATGGGTGGGTTGGGTAATCAACTATTTCAAATTTTTACAGCAATAGCGACCGCACTTCGAAATCACGATACATTCTTTTTTTTAAAATATGATAATCTGGGCGGACACCCTGGACATCCGCGACATACATACTGGGATAGTTTATTTAAAAGATTATCTAATTATTTAAAACCCCTGGATGAAACTTCATTAAAAGAAACAGAATCATTACCATCATGGAATGAAAGAGGTTTTACATTTAGCCCGGTTCCGACAGATACAAATAATAAAACACTTCGATTAACCGGCTATTTCCAGAATGAGAAATATTTTAAAGATAAATACGCTGAAATATGCGAACTAATTGGATTATCTGACCAACAGAAAACGATAAAACAATTATACGCGAATGATGAATGGGGGCGCGATTATATCGGTAGTCCTAGTAAAAGTCGTACATTAGTGAGCATTCATTTTCGTATTGGCGATAGTGTCCAAAATTTACATATTCACCCAGTAATGACGATAGATTACTATTATCGTTCAATTTCATATATCGTCGAACACCACACGAGCACTAGTGATTTTACATTTCTAGTATTTTATGAACCTTGTGATAAAGTAATCGTTGAAAAAAATATTGCGGCATTACAAAAACGTTGCGACGAAACATTCTGTGGATATGGCAAAATAAAATTTGTTTTTGTGGTAGATACAATTCCTGATTGGCAACAAATACTACTAATGAGTGTATGCGACCACAATATTATACCAAATAGTACATTTAGCTGGTGGGGTGCTTATTTTAACGAGAATCCGAATAAAATCGTGTGTTACCCGAGTATTTGGTTTGGCCCGGGATTATCTCATTATGATACAAGTGACTTATGCTTAAAAACATGGCATAAGATTACCGCTTGATGATGTAATTTCAATATAAATCAAATCCATTATTTGATTTATAACATGATAACAATAACAATCATGGGTGGGTTGGGTAACCAACTTTTCCAAGTATTTAACACGATTGCCACCTCACTACGCAACCGTGATACATTCTTTTTTATGAACTATGAGGTTTTACCGGGAAATCCTGGTCATCCGAGATATACACATTGGAGCACATTATTACGAGGACTGCGTAAGTATCTTACGCCAAGCAACGGTGTTACAGATAAGATGTTTCAGTCTTTACCTCGATGGGAAGAGATCGGGTTTCATTATAAACCGGTTCCGACGGAGACTGTGAAATATCCCAAGCCTCTTCGTCTTCATGGATATTTTCAAAGTGAAAAATATTTTAAAGATAAATACGCTGAAATATGTGATATGATACGGCTCGGCGAGCAACAAACCTGGATAAAAAATATATACGGAAGTGAAGAATGGAGTGAGGATTACTCTGGAAGTCCGACGAAAAAACGTATTCTTGTAAGCATTCATTTTAGAATTGGTGATTCTGTTCAGAATTTACATATCCATCCAGTAATGTCGCTTGATTATTATTATCGCGCGATATCGCATGTTGTAACGGCAACCACGACCACGACCACGACCACGACCACGACCCCGTCTAACGAATGTTATTCTTTTTTGATATTTTATGAACCATGTGATAAAGCAATCGTTGAGAGAAATGTCGCATTATTGAAACAAAGATGTACTGATGATAAAACCGGAGTAACGTATGGCCGAGATATTCAATTTCATATGGTGAGAGATACAATCGCAGATTGGCAACAAATGCTACTTATGAGTGTTTGTGACCATAATATTATCCCGAATAGCACGTTCAGTTGGTGGGGTGCGTATTTCAACGCCAATCCAGCGAAAATTGTTTGCTATCCGAGTATTTGGTTTGGACCGGGGGTCTCACATGACACACGAGATCTTTGGCCTGAATCATGGGTGAAGGTTGAAGCAAGCACGACTACAACATTTTGAAGGTTTGTGTGGCGAATGTATATTATATTCATGTATATTATATATTATTGGTGTTACAATTTATTATGAATGCACCAGGAGGAACAACCGTATATATCCGTCAAACTGCGGTAGGCCAAATTGTAGAATACAGCACCGATCAGTCGAATTGGAATCAGATGTATTGGGCGTCTTATATACAAAATACAAACACCGCAGCTGGCGTATTAACTATCGAATTCATTACAGATATAACGATTGATGCGACCATCGGAGGAAATAATGGATATTTGGTATGTAGTTCGGAAAACATCCAAATAGGTTCTCGTGTATTGAAACCTGATGGAACACGGCCAATTATTACAATAAATGGAATCACAAATTATCCTGGGTTTATTCAAAATGGAACAGGTGGTGGTGGCGGGACAAGCGGCTACAACAACATTTTCGTGATGAACCTTGAAATTCGAGCGGTTGGTGCGACGGACCTTGTAAATGGCGGTGGATGGGTTGGTCAAGGACATTTCGGAAATAATACAACTGCGTCTAGTAATATATTTATAAACTGTCATTCAACCGGGATTGTAAGTAACAACAGCGGCGGTATCGTAGGTCATTATTCGGGACCTATAAAATGCGTCAGTTGTTCTTCATCGGGTTTAATTCATGAATTTGGTGGCGGTATTATCGGAAGTAATTCTCCATCTACGGCCGGTCAATTGCGATGCGAATCATGCTGGACAACCGGTTCGATCGGACATGCTTCTGGGGGTATCACCGGTCGTTCTACCGGCGCTGCTGTAATCACGAATTGTTATTCAAGCGGAACAATCTCTGAGAATGCGGGTGGGATATCCGGGCATGAAACAGGCACCAACGGCGGTGGAGGCGGCGGAAATACATACACTGTGAGCGAATGTTATAGCACAGGCACGATTAACGATCTTGGTGGCGGTATCATCGGAAGTGATTCGGGTGCCGTCACTATCAATAATTGCTATTCGATTGGTGCGATTTTAGCCACCGGCGGCGGTATTCTCGGACGTGTTCCAGGATCGAATTCAACAAACAAAAGCATCACAAACTGTTATACAACCGGAACAACACAGCATGCTCATAGTTATATCGTTGCTGCTTATACGAACGTGAATACCAATCTTACAGTTAATTCAGGAACGATCATACTCGCGAATAATTACTCCGAAGCGGCGAACGCGAGTTCCGGTTGGACGAATGCCCGCGCCAACACTGTGCTTACCGGTGTGCCGGCGTCGTCGAATGTGCCTGTCGGCGTGAAATGGGTATATGCGGGCAACAATACACCGTATGAACTTTACATGATGGGGCATACGCCATATCCACGCACGGTTGTGAACGGTGCTTCGACATCTCCTGCGATTGTGCGTTTGTTTGCCTCTTCCGCGGCGGCTGGAACCTCGACAGCGGCGGCTTTGATCACTACCAGTCGGTCCTATTCGATATTACAAATCGCACGTAACGGCGGTGGTGGCGGCGTAGGTTCATATCCGACGATTACGATGAATCCAACAACCGGCGCCATCACAACAACGCGAGAGACCGCGCTAGGAACCTATACAATAACTCTTCGCAATAGCGGGAGTTATCATATTACAGAGTATGAATTAACAGTCACAGAAGCGGCAGCACAGCCATCTAATCCATGTCGATGTTTCGGTCTATTCACCAATAACGCACAGGTGTTTTATAAGTCGCACAGCTTGGCCAGCGGCGGAGTGGGGTCGGTGCGAAATCATCGACTGAAAGCGAGACGGACGTAGGCAATCCAGGTGTCTGGTGTCGGGTGTATCACTTGTAAATAAATAATTATAGATGAATTTATTATAGAAATGCTGAACAAAAAGAA